CCTCGCACCAATCCTTCAAAGCAACCTTGCCCTTAGTGTACTTATAGATTGCCATCATGTGCATCCCACTCGGCGGGCGCTTTCCGTAAATCCAGTTGTGAACCGTGGGCTGTGTTACATTCAGTTCCCGTGCGGCTTGCGCTTGTCTAACGCCTTCATTTACAAGGTATTCTTGGAATTTCATATTACTGTCCTTTATACGTTTGACACTACTGTGTATAAACTGTATTAAAGTAATTCTATAAAAAGATAAAGGAGAAAATTAACTGTGAGTGAAGTTCCTCAGTATTTTGAGACGGTTCAGCTACACCATTTTAGCCCGTCACAATTAAACAAGCCTATTGCAAACTGGATATTCGACTATGTTTATCTGTCAAAAGATAAGCGTCGTGAAATCAAAGTAGGCGAGAACGCGGCATATGGCACAGCAGTTCACGGCGGCATTCAGGCTGTATTATCTGCGGGCACCTCAATAGAGGATGCATCGGAAGCCGCCATAATGGACTTCGACTTCCATCCCGCTGATGAGAGTGCAGAGAAGCGCGAGAAGTTTCGTGAGCTTATCCCTGCATGCATAGAGAGCGGTGTTGACCTGCTTGCTGAGACCTTCGGCGGTTGCGAAGAAGAAAAGAAAGTGACTTGCGAACTAGCTGGCATATCCGTGCCGGTCATGGGTTACATTGACCTGTTCACAGACAAGGCATTCTGCGAAATCAAAACTAAGGCACCGCGTCAGGGGCCAGCAAGAAAAGACGGAACCCGTAATTTTGGCAAGGCTACTCTGCCTAAAAAGCCTGAGTTCAGTCACCTCTGTCAGGTTGCTATATATGCGAAGGCTACAGAGCTAGTGCCTCACCTTGCATATGTATCGGCTGATGATGGCGTTCTGTTTACGCCCGACAACTGCGAGGAGTTACAGTCTGACATGCTGAACTATTGCCTTAATGAGATGCGCCGTCGTGCGGCTCTCAGGCAGAACCTGTTGCGTATTAGCACAGACCCGAAAGTTTTAGCCAGCCTGACTGACCCCGACTTCCAGCATCCGTTTTACTGGAACCACCAATTTAAAGATGAAGCAAAGGAGCTATGGAAAATATGACCGTATGGGAAACACTATCAGCAATCGACGTATCTAAGCATGTCGAGAAAAAGAACGGCTTTACCTACCTGTCATGGGCGTGGGCTTGGACGGTGCTGAAACAGCACTACCCGTCTGCTCAGTATGTAAAGCATAGTTACAGCGTGAACGGGCTCACAGTGCCTTATATGTTGGATCACAACGGCGATGCATATGTTTGCGTCACTGTAAAAATACCCCATAATTCGAGCGATATTACGGGACACTTGGCTGAGGCAACAGAAGTCATGCCGGTCCTAGACCATCGCAATAAACCCATCAAAAATCCAGACAGTTTTGCCGTCAACGCCAGCTTACAGCGTTGCATGGTCAAAGCTATGGCTCTGCTCGGTCTGGGTTGCTACATTTACGCTGGTGAAGATATGCCAGCAACCAGTTCAGGTGGACCGGACAACTCCGGAAGCAAGCCTGTGCCACGGCAAACCCCTGAGCTTGGCGTAAAAGAGACACAAGCTCACCAAAGCGCATTAGTTACTGGCTCAGGGGCGAGCGGGCTAAATAAGATTAAACCTCCATTGGCATTAGCTGATGAGGTAGCAATGGCACCAGATATAGAGAGCCTAAAGAACCTCTATAACCGTGTCTCAATGGGGCTGTCATCGGAAGATAAACAGCTATTTTCTAATCGTAAAAAGGAGTTAATGTCTTGAGTAATTATGACCCAGAAATGAAGGGTGCGCTCTTCCGGAATGACAAGGGCGACAATGATAAGCGTCCCGACATGCGGGGCGACATCACAATCAATGGCACAAAGTATTCTTTGTCTGCTTGGTCTAACGTGCCGAAAAATGGCGGCGATAAGTTCCTGTCCATAAAGGCAAGCGAGTTCATCGAGAAGACTGCCGCACCGGAAACCCAGCCAGCGGCAAGCATGGACGATGACATCCCGTTCTAGGAAAAAACCACCTAAAAAGCCGAGCAAATATCCAACTATTGATAACTTTGCTCGGTGCCACTTTTGCAATAAGCAGTTTAACTTCCGATATCAGGGCAGTGTAAACGGAAACAAAAAGGAGTTTTGTGACGATGAGTGTCTTATCAAAAATTATAGAAAAAATCTTCAGCGGGAACAGCAAGCCAATGAGGAATTTGACTCGCTCTGAAGAGCAAATTAACAAAGTGCTGGATATCACTTCATCCGTAACCGGCATTAATAAAATTGATATTCTTGGCAGAAGAAGGGCCGCGAAACATGTCGAAGCAAGACACATCAGTATGTTCATCTGTGCAGAATTGCTGGGTATGTCTTACTCTGAAATCGGCAGGGCATTTGGGCGGGACCATACCACCGTATTCTATGCCCACAAAAAGCTCAGGAAAAGAACGCAGGGCAGAACCAGCCTTAACACAAATCTCAAAAAAGTAACTGAGAGAATGACCGGATGAACTTAGACAGCCGGACGGTTCGTTATGTCGTCCACGGTGATGTCGAAAAATTTCAGGGAGACGGCTGGGAAGTTGTCTCTCAACTATCATTGCCTCATAGCCAATATGCCGTGCTGATGGAGAATAAAGTGACCGAACCAGAGCTTGAATTTCCTGTCTTAATAGTGCCTCATGATGATGGTGTGCTAGTCAAAATCAAGGGCGAGACGGCTATCAAGAAGATGACCGCCAAGCAGATGATGGACCTAGCAATAGAGCTAATCATGCGGGCGAATCGACGGCACAACAATGACGATACTGAATAATCTTTTTATTGCTGATTTAAAAATAACCCAGACCGCTAGTGGCCTCGCTGGTGAGCATATTGCCGCCGCATCAGTGCTTGCTCGTGGCTGGCGTGTGGCGATGGCCCAGCAAGACGCAGTTGATTTGATTGCTTGGCACCCTGACAGCGGCACGACATTACGCATTCAGGTAAAGGCTTGTCAGTGTTCAAGGCAGGGCGAAGGCAGAAAAAGGGTCCACTTTCAGACAGGGTTAGGCGCTGGCAAAAGGCTACCAACGCTGGGAGACTTTGATATTTTAGCCTGCGTATCGGCAGACCAGCGTTGTGTGTGGTATATTCCTGTTACATCCATCCGAGAGAAAAAACTTACTCGGAACATTACCTTCTTCAGCGACCCCGATTTAGAGCGGGAAAGCTGGCAAGCGGCACTAGATAATCTAGGGATATTGGACAAATAACATGAACTTATCAAAGCATTTTAGCTTGGCAGAAATGACCAAGAGCCAGACGGCGGTTCGTAAGGGCATACCAAACACGCCGACAGAAGAACACATCGAGGCTATGAAGCTGGTGTGCGAACACATTCTGGAGCCCGTCAGAGAGCAGTACGGCATACCGTTCACGCCTAGTAGCGGATACCGCTCTGGCGAGCTTTGTATAGCGATAGGAAGCTCAGTAAATAGTCAACACGCCAAGGGCGAGGCCGCAGACTTTGAGGTGCCGACGATTAGCAATATGGAACTGGCGGGATACATTGCTGGCAAGCTGGATTTTGACCAGCTAATATTAGAGAATTATTCGGGCGGGAATACCGGCTGGGTACATTGTAGCTATAAAGCTAAGGATAATCGTAAAGAGGTGTTGACCTACCAGAAGGGTCTGGGCTACCGGAAAGGGCTGATAGCATGATAGGAATATTATCTAAAATTTTAGGCTCAGGAGATGTGATATCAAAATCTCTCGACCTTATCGACAATATGCATACTTCCAGCGAGGAAGAAATACAGGCGAAGGCCAAGGCAAAAACAGATGTGCTTGCCGCTTATGCGCCCTTCAAGATAGCCCAGAGGATGCTGGCATTCATGTTTGGTTTTACCTATGTGATTTGCTTTGCGATTGTTCTGGGAATGACCCTGTCAGGCTCAGGCAACCCAGATAATGTAACAAAGGTTATGGACCAGTTCAGCATAAATTACGCCATGCTTTTAATTTTAGGATTTTATTTTGGCGGCGGAGCTGTTGAGGGATTTATGGAAAAGAAGGGTAAGAAATGAACGACCACCAAAAGAGATGCCCGCGCTGTGGCGAGGTTTGGAAGACTGTATACGTGCATGGGCATGAGCAATGCCTGACGTGCGGAAACATCGTTGACGATTGTTGTCAGGGCGAGGTGTGTCAGAGTGCCGAAGAAACAGAATAAAGAAACGTGGCAATCGTTCCTGAGAGAATCAAACAGGCGAATGGAGCAGTCTGACAAATCCAAGCGGGCGGGCAGGGAAAGGGTATATACAAAATCCTTTAGCACCCGACAGAGCTTTGGTGCCGCGTCAGAGGTCAGGACCATCAAAAGATAAAACCCCCCGCCGTTAAGCGAGGGGTCTCAGGGAGGAAACTGTCCGAGGTCAAAGGAGAGAAAGCCCCCAGACCCCTTATTGGTATATCATTTTTGCCGTTACAGCAACCAGAAGTCGGGCAAGCAAACATTTTTGATGACATGAACCGCGTCTGAGTGTGTCACCCCGCCTTTTCTCAGGCGGAGGTAAAGCGATACTTTCTTTGCTAAGATAATCATTATGCTACCTCCTCATACAAGTTTAAGTAAGTAAGCTCAAGAGAAACACCCTGCTCTTCAGCCGCCGCCTTTTCTATTTTTGCTAAAGCCATAAGGCAAACATCGCGGTCCTTAAAAAGATACCTCAGCTTGCTACCATGTCTTGGGCAGTCAGCAAGAACTTGATAATCCCCATAGCTACCGAAAACATCCTTTTCTTTTAAGCCCATGCCTTCAAGAACTTCCCGAAAATGTTTTTTATAAATAGGGTGGTTGCCATCCATAAACTCACGCTCGACCATACCTGTCGTGTCGTTAGACAATGTAAATGACCACATGAAGTCTCTGCCGTAGGCACCTTTCACAATAGCCATTTCAGCCATCATAATAGCATCATGCTCTGTAGAATATTCTTCAAATAAATTTAAATCGCGTTCCATAATATTTCTCCCTTTGCTGGCGGGGCTGTTAAGCCGCCGCCTTTACATTAACAAGTGTGCGCTGGTGTAAGCACTGAATGTTGTAGCCGCCAGCAAGGATTGTTTCGATTTTTACGGTGCTTCCGGCAACGTCGAACTCGCCTGAATAACCGTTACCATCGTGCTTAACAGTAAATTCAGGAAGCTGTGTAACACCATTTTTTGTCAGTGCGGCAACAACACGGGCGTTGCGCTTTTCGATAAGAGCTTCAACATTCTTTGCGATACAATCAGCAACATCCTGCTTGCTACGTCCATAAAATACGCCGTACCAAGTTTTTCCGCCAGCAATCTCAAACTGTTTGGCGGCTTTGCGGCCTAAGTATTCCATTGTTCCGTGTTGCTTTCCAGCTACCACCCACTCATCTTCGTCTGCGTTAAAAGACTTGAGTGCGTCAACGCGACCCATTGCCCACTCCATCTGAGTTTCTAGCATTTTCTGGTCTACTTCGTTGAAAGCTGTTTTAATTTGGTTAATCATTTTTTGCTCCTCTGACTATGGGTTCCCCCCATAATATAAATATAGGCTAAGGTTATAGATATGTAAACCCTTAGTATGCAATTTTATTTATATTTTTTTCGGGGGTGTTTTAGCGCATTATTTGGGTAAAGCCAATATACAGAAAGCCGAAGACGACAAAAGCGACTACAAGCAATAAAGCCCAAATCATAATTTCCTCCGCCTTCTCAGCCTTCTGCTTGGCCTCAGCTATCCGCTGTTTGCGGATGGTGCCTTGTAATCGAATGATTTCCTGCCACGCATCCGGACCGTAGTGTCCTATGACGAAAAGCCTTAGCTCTTCCTCCATGCGTTTTATTTTCTTCTGGTGCGCCCACGTCTCCAAAGCCTCCTCGTCAACAGAGCCGAGGCGACGTGACTTGGCTTTCTGGTGACCGTCCTTGACTGACTGAACGGCCCCCATCCAGCGCGACAAATCCCCTGACATTGCCTCCACATCCTTAGCGGCGGCGAACCCCTTTTTGATGGCTGAGAAAGCAGAACTTGCAACGGCCATTGCGGTAATAGGGTCCATTTCATCAGCCTTTTGTGAGAGCCTTGTCTAGCTTGTCTTCCATTCGGTGCAGTGCTTCTGATAGCTTGTCCACTGCGTAGGTTAAATCATTTTTGCTGGCAAAGTCTTCACGGGTCCGGTTTAGCAGGATATCAATTCGCTTGACCTCCCTGACTTGGTTAGACAAAAACCAGCCAACTCCTGCGAGCAGTACGCCTAACAAGAGGTCTATCAGATTGTGCATTTCCATTTTATCGCCTTATGCGTAAGGGCTATCACCAAGAACGCTTGTATCCCACGCCGCTTTTAGCTCGGCAATAGTGGACGCTGATGAGATTGCTGAACTAGCAGGTGCATCACGCAGGGCATCTTTAGCCGCCGCAATAGCTGTTGTGCTGGTGCCGGCCTCAAGTGCCTTCATAAGCTCAACGTCTTTATCTGCAAGCAATGGTGCCCGAACCTCACGGATTTTATCCTGAAAGATTTCTTTTGCGGCTGTCATGTCTTCTGAGATGACAGAACCAGAAAGCGACCACGCACCACGGAAGTGGCGGTCAGATGGGACGGTGGCAGTTGAAGCATCAATCTGATTGCCGTCTTTGTCTACTATGTATGTTGTTGCCATTGGTAAAACTCCTACGCGGCTAAATCAGTGACTGTTAATTGTTCAGATATCTTCCAAGCGTTGCGCCACTCTCTTGTAGCTGGAAGCTGTCCCTTACGGCATATTACCATCTTTGGCTTGTTGCCGCTATCATAGTCCCGCCACACAGATTGCGGGCAGTCCTTCATAATGAGATACTCGATTGCTGACTTTTCGTCTAAAGGGCCAATAGGCTTGGTGTCATGTAGCAAATAGCCACGAGTATGTTTCTTGAAGTCCGGCTGTGCTTCATCTTTAGTTAGTTCCCAATAAACTTCTACCGGCGGCAGGATACCGCCCTGTAGCGCACATGCCATCCAGTTAGGGTCAGGTACTAATATCTTTGCACACTCGTCAAGGCTGTCCTCATACACCACACGGTAGTCAGACTGATGACCTTCTAGGTTTTCTTTAGCCCAGCATAGTCTGTCCCATAGGTGGGTGCCTTGAAACTCAGGTGTGGTTATCATGCTAGGTCTCC